TAGTGACTGGTGGATAGATTGGAATTGCTTGTGGACTAGACTGTACCCAGTCAGGGATGGTCCGAATCCCCGTGTCCCTGATGTTCAGTTCCCCGATCTGTAGACGTTTGATTCCCACTGGATTGATATTGATCCCCGGAATCTCCACTTTCCCTCTGATCAATGCCTAGTATGTATAAGATGACATAAAATGCCATAGCAAGAGCAAGTATCACCATAATGATCACTGACCATACAGGATCACTTGCATTATCAAGAGGACGTAATAACAGATTCATTTATGAAATGGTGCCCAGTGTTGCCACCCATACTTGTGAACGAAATGCATACCAATAATAGGAACAAAAACTAATGCAAGACTAAGTGTTCCAATTCCAAAAGGATTATTGAGTGTGGCAGCAGCAATGTGTGCTGCCTTGAGTGCGATGTGGGTCATAGGTGTCCTCCCCAGATTTCCCAATGATCTCTAAAATAGAAATCAACTTTCGTAAGACCACCTGAAGGTGCAACTTCTCCAGACAGTGCCCAATAGCGACAAAATTTATGTATAGAATCATCGGATTGAGTATACCTAATTCCAAACATCCTGGCAAACGATGACATTGCAAAGTTATATGCCTGAGTTTCAGCAGGGTTCATGCAGATAACGATTCAAAAATTTTCTGGCAAGTAGCAACGGCATAAGTTGCACCATACACTCCACCAAAAAGATAAGAGACACCTAACTTAGAACAATATTTTTCTAGTTCAATGCATTTATCTACGTTATCACTACTGTAATCAATAATGATATCACCTTCCTCAAGTAATGGCAGCAACTCATCAAGTGTTTCGTCTACCTTCTCTTCAGGAATTGCTAGTTGAAATATACCAGGAACTTTTCCTACACGTACATGTTTATTGGTATCGTTCTTTACTCTATCAACCAGAATTTTCAATGAAGTGGTAACACCACTTACATATCCAGTATCATATTGCTCAGAGGATTTTGTATAGTCTTTACTATACCCCCAAACTTCAATATCTGCTTTGAGCATACGGCGAGACATTCCCTCACCTCTACGCCCCAGACCAATCATTCCAACTTTCATTTGAGTTTCTCAATAATACGAAGCATCCCATCAGCATAACCGATAAGTGCTACTGAACCAAGTACGATACTAATAGCAGAAGCATTACGATTATGCTTTGCCATGGCAGCATCAATCATTTTCTGCACTTCTTCCTTAGTGTGCGGTTCCATTACCATCGTACTTATCACTCTCATAATAAAAGTTCTCGCCCCTATAAAGTCCGAAAGCTATAGTGGCGAGCACAAATGGAATTGATACCCACAACAAAACATCAGCAAGGTTCATGACTTTTTAGGAGGTACCACTGGAGGAGCACCGTCTTCGGACACAGTAGGAGGTTGTGTTCCAATTGTCAACGGTTGTTGTTCAATCCGAATTGTTTGTGCAGGAGCAGTACGTGCTGCTGCATCAATAAGACGTTCCATATCTGCCTTACTGATACCAGCACTACCGTTGGCACCGTTTGCTTTTTTACCTGCCTGAACCCCGAAGGTAGCTAAAACCCCAGTAAAGACACTGGCGATGAAAGTTGGATCGAGTTTCTGTTCTGGAATACCTAGTGCAGGAGGTAGTTTGATGTAGGCAAGAGTAAGAATTCCTCCAGACCAAATAAGAATACCAAGACGAACGAGTGTGGACAACGCCAGCATTCGATCTTCTTGGTCTTCCTTGACTTCTTCTTTATTTTTCTTTGGTTTACCCAACCAATTCTTATCTACTTTCGCCTCTTCTACCTTCTTATCCTCAGTCTTAGGTTTACCGTCCATACGCCAGAAAGACACTGGCATTATTTAGAATGGAAGAACGCCTCCAGTGGTCGCAGGTACAGAAGGAACATCCATTTGACCTACAATTGCATCTTCAATTCCTTTGGTGACCTGCTCTTTGATGTTGTTTGTGATATTGTCTTTGTTTACATACACATAACCAGCGGTGCTGACAACAGCAAGACTAGTTGCAAATGAAAAAATCGACATGATGCTAATGATTTTCTGCATGTTCCTCAATAGGGGTTAGTGTGTACAAAGTTTCGGCACAATCACGGATGAAGTCTTGGAATCTTTGCTCGACTCCAGTAGTTGTTTTATTACCTTGACTCACCCAGTCATGACAAAACTCATAGACGAGTCTACAATGATCATTTAGGTGATGAGATAACGCACGAAATACTTCAGCACGAAGTAGCATTCGTTCCTCAGAATACCTCCAATCATTCATGTCGGTTGGATCTAATAAAGCTTTCCGCATCGAGTACAGCGAGTGGTTTCCTGCCATTCTTTTTTATAAAGAGAATTGGTTCGTAATCACCAGAGTTAGCACATGCCTGGTCATACGCATCCCAGACGTTTAGTTTTTCTGTGTTCTTACATTCTACTGAGAAAGGAAACTTTTGTCTAGCTGCACGTGCCATGATGATGTCTTCACCACCCGCACCCATAGATCTAGATTCAACATCCTCAGGATGTACTTCTAACATCTCGATGAGCATGTCTCTCACCCACTGTTGTAGTCTCCTACCCTTTGCCTTAGCAGACTGAACCCTCATCACTTAGTCGCTCACTTACTATATCTATAACGTATTTTGCTATCGTCTTATGTCCTTCTACAGAAGGATGCCCATCGTCGGGTATTTTATCATATACCAATAGTTCTGGTGGCATAGGTTTATCCTTAGGCCAGTCCCTTTTGCCTATGTGATACAGATCATACTTATTATCAGTGCATTGAAAAGGTACCAACGTACTAAAGAAAGATCTTCTTGCTCGACCCACAGATGCAACGTATGCTTTCATTGCATTGTATACAATAGTTTCTTTAGTTTTTCCATAATGATCATTATAGACTCTACTAAATCCAAACTCCATCCACTGTATAAACTTTGCTCCTTCTATAGGTCCCCACCGAGATATACATTTCTCCTTCATACCCTTCCCAAAACTATATCTTGTCCACCCCTGCGTTTTAGGATCAAAAAACTCACCTCTAGTAGGAATAGTGGTTTGCAGAAAATAAAAATCATAAACCTCACTAGTAGGTTTACTGAAAATGTGCCTTATAACTGCATCGTTACTAGAACCACAAGAAGATAAGTTTATTTCTTCAGCACCAAAGTGATCACATACTAACTTAGACCACCTTACATCTTCTGGATCTATACCTAATACTTTTTTGAGGCCCCCACCATATGTAAATGAATCACCGTCAAAATAAAACTTCAATCTTTGATTCTTTCAGTTACTATATCTATAACGTATTTTGCTATTGTCTTATGCCCTTCTACAGAAGGGTGTCCATCGTTGGGTATTTTATCATATACCAATAGTTCTGGTGGTACAACTTTATGCTTAGGCCAGTTGTGTATTTTGTTTATGTGATACAGATCATACTTATTATCAGTACATGGTTTTTCTTTTTCAAAACGCACTAACGTACTAAAGAAAGATCTTCTTGCTCGACCTATAGATGCAACGTAAGCCTTCAATGCATTGTATGTAATAGTTTCTTTAGTCCTCCCATAATGTTCATTATGGACTCTACTAAATCCAAACCGCATCCACTGTATAAACTTTGGTCCTTCTATAGGTCCCCATCGTTCCATACATCTGGTTTCTACATCCTCATTCAGACCATATTTTATCCACCCCTCGTTGCCGGTTTCTGCCCCGGTTACTGGGTATTCCCATCTATGTTTTCTAGGGTCAAAAATCTCACCTCTACTAGGAATAGTGGTTTGAAAAAAATAAAAGTCATGAACCTCAGTAGTGGGTTGACCGAACGTATGCCTCATAACTGCATCGTTGCTAGCACCACCAGTAGATAAGTTTATTTCTTCAGCACCAAAGTGATCACATACTAACTTAGACCACCTAACTTCTTCTGCAACTGCACCTACCTTGTCTAGACTACCACCATAAGTGAAAGAGTCCCCATCAAAATAAAATTTCATTCTAATTCTAGGAAGTGTGATATAGCATATGTAGCTTTTGCCTGATAGTATGTAATATTTTTTTCTCGGACCCAACCTATAGAATCATAATCAATAACCTTTGGGACACCATGCTGGTTTACTAAAACATTCCCAGGGTGCATATCAACATAAGACAATCTATAAGTCACTCCATCCTGAACTAAGGTTCTTTTACTAAATTCATAGTAAAGATTATGCATATCATTCATAAACTTATATGCCCACTCAGGTGATCGATTATCCCACCACCATTCACCTAGAGTTTTACCACTCCAATTCTTAGCAACATAATGATCATTAGAGTAAGCGTATAGTTCCAACAATAGTGGACTGTCTATGTCATTCAGCATCTCAAATGCTTCTTTATGACATGTAGCGAGATCTAGGGACCAATAACCTTGAACTCTTTTATAAAAGTTAGTTGTTAGTTGCACCCGTTTCATCTTTCAATTCCTCATAATTTTTATACATTGCTTGAAGTCTCCACGCAGATGCGAGACTGTCTGGTCCATTCTTGAGGAGTTCCATTTCCCTCAAAGACAGTCTCTTCATCTTCGGATATTCTTTTCTCCAATTAGAGTTGGAATCCACTGAACGAATCCTTCTGAACATCCTGCTTGATACCACCAACAACATAGGACTCCACCTCCGTCTCCTGTGGGGCGACCTGAAGACCCTTAGAAGAGATCCAGTGCTCAGTCCAAGGAAGAGGATTAGAATGGATTGGAGCGTCGTATAGGGGTTTCAAACCGATCGCACGCATACGCTTATTAGCGATCCACTCCACATACTTGACGAGGAGTTTGTCGTTGAGACCAATCATGCTGCCATCCTTGAACAGATACTGTGCCCACTCCTTCTCCTCTGCCACTGCATTGGCAAACATATCAATGACAGTTTGCTCTTCTTCCTTGATGATCTGCACGATCTCAGGATCATCACCCTTCTGCCATGCCTTGATAATTTGTTGAGTCAACACAGTGTGCTGGTTCTCATCTCGTGCAATCAAAGAAATAATCTTGGCAGATCCTTCCATC